AAAAAGCGCAATCAACGAAAACTTTGATTCAATCAAAGCAGTAAGAAAAGGACAAGCAGTACAAGTTAAAGCTGTTGGAGACATGACATTGGGAGCGTCTTTAACCGGAGACCAACCAAGAGATTACAACTATGACGTTGTTTCTGCACCAGGTCAAGCGTTAAACGTTTCTGACTTAGCTGGTAACGTAACAATTAGCGGTGGTACTTATACTTTTGTACAAGTTGCAAAAGGTGAAGGATCTATTTCTGCACAGTCAGAAGGTTCATCTAAATCTCAGATTGATTACGATTACACAATGGTAGACGTAAACACTGACTTTATTGCTGGTTTTGCAAGATACTCAAAGAAAATGGCTAACAACTTACCATTCTTGGAAAGTTCTTTACCAACTGAATTAAGAAGAGATTATTTAATCGCTGAGAACGCTGCTTTTAATACTGTTTTAGCTGGTGCTGCAACTGCATCAACTATCACAAGCGGAAACAATATCGAAAGATTAATTTCTAACATCGCAGTTTTAGAAGGAATCAACCACAATGTGAACGGTGTTGTTGTTTCTCCAGCTGACTTTTGGAGCATCATGGTAACAGAAAAATCAACAGGAGCTGGATACGGTTTACCTGGAGTTGTTACTTTTGAAGGTGGAGTTTTAAGAATTTCCGGGATTCCTATTTATAAAGCGACTTGGGTAGCTGCTAACAAGTACTATGTTGGAGACTGGTCAAGAGTTAAGAAAGTAGTTACTGAAGGATTATCTTTAGATTTCTCAGAAACTGAAGGTTCTAACTTTGTAAAGAATGAAATCACTGCTAGAATTGAAGCACAAGTTGCTTTAGCTGTTGAACAGCCATCTGCATTGATATACGGAGACTTTACAACTGTATAGAGTTTAATAAATTCAATATTAAAAAGCCTACTATTAATTTAGTAGGCTTTTTTTTTGTATATTTGAAAAAAAAACATTATGAGGTTATTGTTTTTAGTACAAGATGAGGAATCAGAACTAGGGTCATGGAGGGATATTTATATAGACAAAGCTAAAATAGTTGCTTTCTACATGCCGGACATTGAAGATGATGGAATAAAAACAATAAATCTGTTTATAGGTGGTCAACTTATAACAGTTGTACAAAATGAAGAGATAATAGAGTATTTAACCTATAAATTTAATTTATAATGATAAAGTTAATAAAGAGCGTTCACAGACTAAAAGAAGATAAAGTTTTTCAAGTTGGTGAAACTGTTGATTTCGGAAAAGAAACAAACGCTAAACTAATTTCAACTGGTTACGCTGAAGAAATAAAGAAAGCGACAAAAGAGCGCAAAAGAACGATTAAGAAAAAGTAATGGCATATTTAGATATTATAACGTTAGCAGATGCTAAAACATACCTTAGAATTGACGACACCTTAACAGAAGATGACGCTCAAATTACTAGAATGATTAAGGCGTCTTTATCTCAAATTGAAAGAATAACAAATTACATATTTTTTGCAAGGTCTAAAAGCTATGTTGTAGAAAATTGTTCTGTAAATGTTTATGATTTTCCTATTAATAGTTTAACTACTCCAACGACTGCGACAAGTGTTGAAAAGGCTATTTATACAACTTATACAACTGAATCAAATGACGACTTAAAAGTAACGTTAAACGTTGGTTATACGGATCCTTTAGATGTTCCTAATGATTTAATAGAGGTGGCTTATGAAATGATTGATTTAATGTATTATTCACCGGAAACAGGTAAAAGTATAAAATCTGATTTATCGGAATTGTCTAAAATGGTATTAAGTAATTACAAAAGATTCTTTATTTAATGAGGTCTAGAAAGTTATCAAAAAGAATTGAAATTTGGCAAACATCAAATGTATCTGATGGTTTTGGCGGTAATACTGTTGCAGAAACTTTAATTGCTAGGTCATGGGCTGAGATAATAACGTTAAACGATACTAATAGGAGTACAGATATAGGTATAACAAGCGCAACCAATACGATTAAAATAAAATTACGTAAAAGAAACGATTTGACATACAATAGTATTAACCAATTTATAAAATATAGAGGGGCAAAATATATTATAAAGAATCAACCTTTTAATGTAGATTTTAGAGATGATACAATTGAGATAATAGCAGTAAAAGAAGAACTTAAAACAGTGAACGATATAACACCTATTTTAATAGATGTTTTCGATTTAACATTTGATAATACATTTAATTAATGGCAACAATAGAACAAATAATTACAAACGCAAACGTTATAAAAAACGAAACAGAAACTGCGGCAAATACTGCTGTAAGAGTAGGAACAAACTTGGTTAATAATGCAGAATTTGTTAAAGAACAATCTGAAATACTTGGTTGGGGGTCTTATATTGACAGTGAAACATCACCAGCAACTCAAACAATAACAACATCAGAAAGTAAGTTGTTAATTGATGGATCTGCAACTAGTTCAAATAGTTTATATCTTCCTTTGCAAATAAGAGGTGTTTCTGAATTATGGGATGTTACAAATAATAAAATAAACGCTATAAATATTGGTGATTCTTATACCATGAGATTAGATTTAGAAATACAATCTAAGCTTGGATCTCCTAAAGGTTTAGATGTTATTTTAGATATTGGAGGGGGAGTAACTTCAACAATTATAGAAGTTGAAAGAATTGTAGGATTAGAAAAAATTGCGCCTTATAGAGTAAGTATTGCTTTTCCTTATTTTACGTTAGATTCATTTAAAACAAATGGAGGTCAAATATTTCTAAAAACTGATAGTGGAACTATAACAATTTCTAAAAGAAAAATATCTATTCATAGGATTTCAAGCGGATTGTAATGTCTGACAAAACTATTAAAGGACTAACAAAAGTATTAAAGAATTGAGAAAAGTTTGGTTCAGAATCTAAAAAAGAAGTTGAAGAAATTACAAAAATCTCATCAATGGATATAGTAGCAGACGCGAAAGCATTTGCACCAAAGAATTTAGGAAAGTTAGCGCAAAGTATTATTTTTACTAAAGTAGGTGAAGCAGATTATAAAGTAGTAGTAAATTCACCTTATGGTGCTTATGTAGAATTTGGAACGGGTGCAAAGGTAAGAGTTCCGGCAGAATTACAAGATGTCGCATCACAGTTTAAAGGTAAAAAAGGCGGATCATTTGAGCAAGGTTTACAAGGTATTAAAGATTGGTGTAAAAATAAAGGAATACCGGAAATCGCAGCATATCCAATTTTTATGAGTATATTGCGAAAAGGTCAAGAACCTCAACCGTATTTATATCCGGCATTTGTAAAGGGTCGAAAACAATATTTAAAAGATTTAAAAGAGTTATTAAAAAGGTTAACCAAAAAATATGATTAAGCAATTACCCGATAAATATATTAGAAAAGCAGTCTTTGACGCTGTTAATAATATTGTAGTTGATACTTTAACTATACCAGCTTATGATAGTAGAGTAACAGGAAGTGTTATTCCTCAGCATTTTATTTTAATGACAACACAAACTAACCAGGTTAATCAAATGACCAAATGCGGTGATGTTTGGGAAAGTTCTATATTAATTGACATTGTAACAACTTACGACGGAAGCGGTAACACTGGAAGCCGTTTACTTGCTGATAATATCTTAGACGCAGTAAGAAACGCAACTAATAATTTAGTATTAGACGTTTCAAGTGGTTTAGTAATTCAAAAGCAAATACAAGATTTTCCTAATGATATTGTTACAATCACAGAAAACGAAAATATCTTTAGAAAATTAATTCGTTTAGAGTTAACTATAAATTAATTTTATTAAAACGAAAGTTTAAATAAATAATATTTATATTTGTACATATTAATTTAAATATATAAAAATGAGTACTTTTATAAAAGGTGATGCTGTAATACTATCAATTTATAGTGATACTGATACGGATTATTTACCAATAGGATGTTTAACATCAAATTCTTTGTCAATTACTCGAAACGTAATTGAAGCACAAACCAAATGTAGCCCAGGCAGAGTTATTCGTTATGGTGGTTCTACTAGTTCAGAGATTTCTTTCGAAGCTACTTACATTAAAACAGAGGCGGAAAAAACAAACTTTGATGCTTTACTAGATTTTATTAATGAATCTAACGGAGTTCGTCAATTTTGGAGAATGTCAACTGACCAAACTAGCCCAGTTGCTTATTATGGTACAGGAATTCTAACTGACTTGGAAATTACTGCTGCTGCTGGTGATGAATTTGCTACTTTTAGCGGAACGATTCAAAATAGTGGTTTAATTACTGAAGTAGATCCGAAATAATATGACAAATAAAATAAAACTAAACTTTAACGGTAAAGAATTGGAATTCTTTTTTGGGCTATCTTTTTTAGGTGAATTTCTAAAAGAAGAAAATACAGATTTACAAGGTATTTTTGACAATATTAATTCTGAACCTTATACATTTATCCCAAATTTAATGTATAAAAGTTATTTGCATAACAGCAAAAGACAAGGTAAAAAAGTTGATTTAAAACCGTTTGAAATGTCTGACTTAATAGAAGAAACAGGACATTTTAAAGACGGCTCAGAAAGTGCTAAATTTGTTGAGGCATTTTTACAGTCTATTATTGACAGTTTACCAAAGACTGAAGGGGTTGAAGATAATGAAGTAAAAAAAAAATAAACTGGGAGGTTGACGTTGTTTCTGTTTGTTTAGGTGAATTTAACTGTTCTTATGAACAGTATTGTAATATGACATGGGCGGAGTTTCAACTTCGCCTTTTTGCGTACAATAGGATTCAGAAAAACCAATGGTTAAAGATAGCTGAATTGTCAACAAATGTTTTGATTGCTGGATTTATTGACGGAAAGGACAAGAAAAAAAGGATAAACGAAATACGAAAAAGTTATTTAGGAGAGGGAAAACCAAAAGGTTTAAGTGATTTACAAAAGAACGCTATTTTAAAAGCACAACAACAATATAATAACAAAAAGTAATGGCAGAGTTAAGTGTTGAAATATCCGCAAGGATTGACAAGTTACAGAAGGAATTAGCAAAGGCAAAAGGCGAATTTAATAGTTTAGAGAAATCTGCTGAAAAAACTAATAGTAAACTAGGAAAAAGTACATCTTCTTCTGCTAAAGGTATTGATAAACTAGGTAAAAGTGCAATTAGTGGTAATTCTGCAATGACAGCTTTTAGTAGAACTGTTCAAGATGCGCCTTTTGGAATAATGGGGGTTTCGAATAACATTACTAACTTAACGGAACAATTTGGATATTTAAAAAACAAGACAGGAAGCGCAAAGGGTGCTTTAAACGCAATGCTTAGAGACTTAAAAGGTTTTGGAGGGATTTCATTAGCTATTTCTGTCGCAACTTCTTTACTGTTAGTTTTTGGTGATAAATTATTTAAAACTAAGGATAAAGCCAAAGAATTAAGAGAAGAGCAAGAAAAGTTAACTCAAGCATTAGACGATTATGTTAATGGTTTAGAATCTGTAAGTAGAGCAAATTTAAAAGGCGAACAAAGCGCACAAAAAGAGTTAATTACTTTAGGGTTATTGAAATCTCAAATAGAGAATACAAATTTATCAATAAACAAACGTAAAGGTGCTATTGAAGCATTGAGAAAAAAATATCCGGACTATTTAAATAATATGTCTGATGAAAAGATATTAAACGGAGGTTTAGCAACTACATACGACACCTTAACAACATCTATAATAAAACGCGCTAAAGCTACTGCGGCGTCTAACATGATTGTTAAAAACAGTGAGAAATTACTGGTTTTGGAAACTCAATTATTAACTAAACAAAATGAAATAGCTGACCAAAAAATAGCTTTAGACGCAAAAGATACCGCATCAAATAGAAAAAGAAAATCAGCGGGATTAGCTAAAGAGGCTGAAAAATTAAATAAATTAAGAAAAGAAGAATTAAAATTAATAGCTGAAAAACAAACTTTAGAGTTAACTAATATAGATTTAGAAACTAATATTACCGCATTAGGTGGATTAGCTCCCGAAACAATTAATGAAGAATTAAAAAATGTATTTGTAGATTTTAAAGAAACATATAAAGACGAAAAAAATAAGTTTCAAGAATTAATTGAAACGGATCCAATAATATTAGCTGATAATTCAGAATGGGAATCAATTGACTGGGAGGCTTATTACAATCTAAAAGCATTTGAAGAGAAAAAACTTGAAATGATTGAAAAATTGAAAAACTTAAATGCTGCTGCAAATAATATTATACAGAATTCATTAGTTCAAACTTTTTCGGGAATAGGTAGAGCAATTGGGGACGCATTAGTAAATGGAGGTAATTTAGCACAAGGGCTTGGACGAGCATTATTAGGAGGTATTGGTGGAATGTTAACACAATTAGGAACTTTAGCTATTGGTGTGGGTATAGGTATTAAGAAAATTAAACTTGCTTTAGCAACTTTGAACCCAACTGTTGCTATCGGGGCTGGTGTTGCTTTAGTTGCTTTAGGTGCTGCATT